GGATATTGGTTGTATCTGGGTGTGTGTATGGTGTGTTTAAATTCATGGGGCTAATGTAATGATTACACTTCTATCTACTCTTGTGTCCTTCCTCATGGGCGGTCTGCCCAAGTTCCTAGACTTCTTCCAAGACAGGTCAGACAAGAAGCATGAGCTTGAGATGGCTCGTATGCAGACTGAGCGTGAGCTACAGATGGCAGAGCGTGGCTTCTTAGCACAAGCTAAAATCGAGGAGATTAGGACAGACCAAGTAGCCATGCAGACAGCAGTGCAGGAACGACAAGCCCTGTATGCACATGACATCGAGATTGGTAAAGGAGCCTCGCAGTGGGTTGTTAACCTGCGTGCATCAGTACGTCCATTGATTACTTATGGTATGTTCGTGATGTTGCTCTTTGTCAACATCTTTGGATTCTTCTATGCCTGGAAAACTGGTGTACCTTTCGAGCAGGCTATGTCAATCCTTTGGGATGAGGACAGCGCCATCATCTTCTCAAGCGTGATTGCCTTCTGGTTTGGTACTCAGAGCTTTAAGAAATGAAAGTATCAAAAGAATGCATCGACATGATAAAGCATCATGAAGGCGTTAGGACTCGCCCTTATCGTTGTCCTGCACTTCTATGGACTGTTGGCGTTGGTCATGTCATTGACCCATCACATATTGGAGTAAAGCTAGATGAGCGAAAGAACATACCAATCCCACCAGGATGGGACAGAACCCTTTCAATGGCAGAAGTGGACGACATACTATCCAACGACTTGGCTACGTTCGAGCGAGGCGTACTACGATTGTGTCCTTCTGGTCTTACTCAGTCTCGCTTTGACAGCCTCGTTTCCTTCTCTTTCAATGTTGGCCTCGGCAATCTTCAACGCTCCACAATAAGGATGAAGCACAATCGTGGAGATTATGATGGTGCTGCGGAAGCCTTCATGGTTTGGACCAAAGCAGGCGGCAAAGAGCTACCTGGATTGGTCAAGCGAAGGAAAGACGAGATGGCTCTATACCTAAAATGAGCATGATCGTGCTAAATTTTAGCATAAAGTCTACCATCCAAATAGAACACGGACAAACAAGAAGTCTACTACAAAGTAGTTTGTACCGTCTTCTGGGTCTTGGACAAATTCAAAGCCCATCATTATACCAGAAATTAAACTTAATTCCATTTTCATATTTCGCAATGCCCCGCTACACAGGCTAAGGTCTGTGCTCCTTCAACATTATCATCTTCTTCCTTAAGATTATCCCATGCAATATCGCTAGGCATCTTAGCAAGAAGTTCCTCGTACTGCTCTTTGCTGCACTCCTCATAAGGTGCTTGACGATAAGTGCCTCCATCCCAAGGCAGGAACGATATACCAGAGATTTCATCGAAGTTCCTCCATACCCACGCTCCTACGTCCATCCACTCATCTTCCTTAACAGAGATAGTGACAGAAGGCTTGTGCTCACACCAGTGCCGTTGATACATTAGCCACAAGTCCAGGTGCTGCAAAGCAGTTAAGTGCTCACGAGTCCTAGCATTATCTGGTGCTTTCACTGGGAAGGAAAACACAGCAGTGCTGTCTGGACGCATCACACAGTCCTCAGTAGGAATACCTGCTTCTGTCAAAAACTTAGTCAGCGGGTCTTTCTTGTCGCCACGAACACGCCGAACATAATAGTCACTATGTCTAGTATGAATACCAGAGGCAGAATTAACAAGTTGAGACACAGTGCCAGAAGGTTTAACACAAGTAATAGCAGCAGACACAGGGATTCCCAGAGTTGCTGCAATGTTTGCGTTGGTGCTAACGGCAACTTCCCGTAGCTGTTCAAGAGCTTTCGCAGTGCTGTCACTTACCTCTCCCATCCATTTGTTATCAAGAATGCCAGTGAAAGACACACCAAGCAGTCGCTCCTCTTCTGTGTTCTTATTCCAAATCTTACGCAGATATGGGAAGTGCGTCAGCGTAGACTGGAATGTACCCAGGATAGTAGCTACTCGAACTTTTCTAGATAGTGACTCTGGAGTATCTTCTGCCCGTACAACGACTTCTGTAAGGTTACAGAATTGGTATGGTCGTAGTATGATTTCTGAACAGGGGTTAGTACCGAAGTCAAAATCTCCATTGCGCCTCCCGTTTTTCTTAGCCTGACTTTTACTTGCGGCTCGTGAGAAGATACCACGCTCTCCAGAGTGACTGTTATAAAGGCTTGTCCATTCAGAAAGAAACTGTCCAATATCTGGTTTAGTAACGTAAGCTGCTGAGTTGTTAGCGAGTGCTCGTTGTCCATTGTGTGTCCACCAATCTCCTGATTTTGCATGACGCATTCTATCATCTTCTAAGTCTGACAGACTAATCATTGCTGATCGTCTGACTCCACCCACAACAACAACTTCCCCGATTTTGCAGAGAATATCATGACACTCGAGAGATGTGAGTTTCCTACCAACGGCTCCTCGGAACTTGTCAATAACAAATCTAAAAAGTTCATCCAAAGGCCCTGGTCCAGAAGCTCTTCCTCCGAAAGTTTTGAGTCTGGCTCCAGCGGGACGGATTCTGCTAAGGTCGTACTTTGCAATTTCCCCAGAGTATAGTAGAGCGATGAGTTGGCGTAACGCCTTAGCCCATCCTTCTTTCGAGTCTGCAACAGAAATAACAGTCTCAGAAGTAAACAACTGGTCCGGCACTTCAGGTAGTTCATTAACATACTTTTGCTCCACAGAGAAACCTACACCTGTACCACATAACAGGATATACATTGCCTCGTCAAAGGCTTTAGGGTCATCAATAGGTAAGTAGCTGCAGTTGTAGCCAGCAGTGTTGTCACGCTCTAAAGCCTTGCCTGCAGTCATGATAGCACGCATCGAAGGCATAACTTCCAGGTTGATGATTGCGTCTTTGATTTCTTTATACAAATCATCAGACATCTTGTAGTTGTGTTTGTCTTGCAGGTGCATATACATAAACACCATGTATCGATTGACAGACTCGTGCCAGTGCTCACGCCTGTTTAGCTCAGGCAGGAAGCGAGAATATCGTGACTTAGCAATAAATTGTTGATAGTAATCCATATTATAATTCTTCCCAGTGTACAAGTTGTTCTAATCTATCCGCTTGTTCTTCTATTATATCATCAAATCGTTCTACTATATCCTCAGACCGAATTGATAACTCCTCAATTAGGGACAGTTCATCCCATCTTTTCATCCTTTCTTTGATCTCTTCTAATGTCAGGGCCATATATTATACCACACTTTTCTTTGGTCGTCCACGTTTTTTTACTACAGGCTTGTCCAGATAAGTTAGTGCCTTCTCCAGTCCAGTATCCCAGTCTGCATAATTATCCCACCAAACCGTGGTCATATGGTCATACCAGTAAGTAGCCTCTGAGACTGGATACCAGCGCCAACACGCCATTGTCTCATCACCTATTAGGTCCAGGGTCTTGACACCCACGCTAGCGGCACAGTGGGCAATTGCTGAGTCCACAGAGATAACTGCATCCAGGGTCTGTAGCTTATCAGCGGTTGCTGTCCAGACAGGGCTATCTAGGAAGCCTTCGCCTAGCTGCAGGGACACAAAGTCAAACTCTGGATGTCTGGCTACGAAGTCATCTACTATATCCTTCGGTATCTGCTTTGCAGCCATGTTCCATGACTTGTTGTTTGTGCTGTAGAAGATTCCTATGAGTGGCTTAGACCGTACAGGTTTAACTATATCAGGATTACGATACAGTCCCTCTGCACCATACCAGCGGTCTACAGGCTTTGCCTCGATAACTCCATGCTCCATCAGGAGATAAGGCATCGACATCATCTTAACTCTGTATGAGCTAGGAGGACAATCCCTAGACTGCTGGCTATACATGATTGACTTATCCATGCGCTTTAGCAGCCCTGAGATAGCATCTGGGTAGACGCAATGCACACCACTGGACAGTTGCTTAATCAGCGGAATGAATCGAGAAAACTGGATCATGTCTCCCCAACCAGCCTCTGACCAGATGATTACATTACGGCCTTTGATGCTTTGTCCTGGCATCCAGATAGGTGCTCTGTCAAAGTTAGTTCTGACTCCAGGGAACTTAGCAGCAGGGTTCCAGAAGGCATCAGGCAAGGCTCTAAGCTCGTGCAGTTTAAAGCCTGTTGCCCAGTCGCCCTTGCGAATTAGGTTCTGTCCTTTTTTGTAGTCCCTATCAGCATTAGACCAGTCAATCTTTGTAGTACTTGTCACCAACGGCATCGTAGTTTTCAATCATAAATTCTAGATAGTGCTTGGCCTTCTCTAAATCTTCTTTACCGTTCTTCTTACGATGGCGCTGCACATACTTGATTACATTACAGGACCAGGGATCTAAGCCCCACGCTAACATCGCTTCCCAAGGCTCTATACTTCCTTTGTAGTGATTGCCTCCAATCTGTTTAGACTTGATGTAGTCCTTCAGAGTAGACGGTTGTTTCCACACTGCTCGATTCCACTCTTCAGGTGTTGCATTATCAATGCTCATACTTTTTCCTTAGATAGTTTAGGGACACAGGCATCTCATCGAAGCTACCGTTGTTTACCTCGTGTAGCATCCAGATACCACGCCAGTACTTGTTACCCTGACTGCCTAGATAATCCTCGTCATGCAGGTAGCAGCAGCCACTGAACAATCCAGTGATCTGTGAACCATCAGCACAGTTAGCGTATGCTATCTGACGATTCTGTACATGACCCATCACAGCACTCATATGCTTCTTGGATAGCAGCGCAGCAGCAGATGTTACAGGACGCCCCATAACGCCAGAAGTAAAATAATGAGCGTACACAACCCCATCAATAACAATAGGTTCAAGGTACGGTATAACTTCCCAACCATTACGTTCGTACTCAAGGTCACTGAGACTAATAGTTCCATCAAGTTTAGGATCTCCTTCGATAGCCCTGGAAATTCTTTCTTCATGGTTTCCAAGGGTGAGAACCATTCTTGGTCGGTATTGCTTATCCTTATTTCTTCGTGCTCTCTCATTGTATTCCTTAATTGGTGCAAGCAGCATTTCCATAGCCTTCTTGGTTACTTCAATGTCTGTCTTGTATCTACGCCCTTCAAAGCTCTTCTTACCTATGTCATAGCTGGAGAGGCTAGGCATGTCAGCAAAATCTCCAATCTGCACAATCACATCTGGTTTCTTTTCTGCTAGATATTTTCCAACCCATGTCAGATAAGATAAGTCAACACCGTCTTTTACCTGACAGTCTGGTATCACACAATGAACAGCCATTACTCTTCCTCTTCCTCGTCTTGTTCCTCAGTCTTAACAATAACATCATCAGGACCAATAGTTTCAAACAGATGCGTGTTAGCCTCTATGCCGTATGGGTCTTTAATTAAAACCCTATCACATACTCCTGCATAACCAGTGCTTTCTAGAAATTTACAAAACTGCCACAGGATAGGAACCCATGTGATACCATCTTCAAAGTAGTGTCGTGCCTTAATAGTGCTTGCTTCAGGGTTAACAAAAAACCCTTCGCCTTTCTCTGAATCATAGATGAATCGAAATACATTACTCATGCTTGCTCCTTAGTAAATCAAAAAAATATTCAGCGTCAACAACTACAAGAGGGCTGGACCGATTCTGTTTAATAACAACGACAGGTTCGTGTCCTCCTGCATTTGTCTTTGCTTGTTCGTAATAACCGTATACTGAGATAGCTGCTCTGGACTTGCATTCCAAACTGATTGGTAGCTTCCGTCTGGCTGCTGGACTAAGTAACAAGTCTTCTCCCGACACGCCCATACTAACTGAGCGTACATCATCGTGCTCCAGGTCGAACTTGGCAAGTATTAGATCTCTTACCCACTTTTGCAGGTGTCTTCCTTTGGACTTGGCGCTGCTCGGTTTCAAGGGATACATCCTTTCTTACTTTAATCCACTGCTTAGGTATATGCATACGGGCGTTGCTGTTGTCCATACTAACTGTGCTAGCAATGCATATCGCTGAATCGTTCTCATCAATAACCCATCCAATTGTGTGACAGGAATGAACCTCAGCTTTGACATCTTCTTGCCACTCCACATCAGCGACTGCGTCTACCCACTGAATGTACTGAAGAGGGCTGGTGACCAAATCTGATTTTCTTTTCTTCGTATCCATAGAAGTTGTCCGTTCTCTAATACTCGTTCTTCATCGTTGTCATATGCCTCCAGTACTGCCTTGTACATATCCTCTTCTGTATCGCAGTCTTGTAAAATCTTCTCAGCTTTCTTAGGCCCAACACCTTTTAGACCAACAATATTATCAACCCTATCGCCAGTAAGAATCTGCGTATAGAAATGTTTGATAGCCTGCTGATCATCAACTAAATATTTTTTATCCTTAATAAAATTATAATGCCAACCTCTCAGCATGTCAAGGTCTTTGTCGATAGACATGATAACATAATCTTCAATGTCTTCAAACTCGTAGGCCCTGATGCCAATCGCATCGTCAGCTTCTTGTCCCTGTACTACTTCACAACCCCAGGCTTTCTCTAAGTACTCTCTAATTAAGTCATAATGCTTGGGTTTGTCTTGTGTCCTATTGCCTTTGTACGGCGCTGTTACTGCTATCTCTTTGCGGAAGTTGTCAGAGCCAGTGAGATAGCCCTGGTAGTCTCCTACCCAAGGCTTCATCACAAGCTCCTCCATAAACTCAGCACATCTAGCTAGACATATCTTATCGCTGACATCCTCAGATGCAAATCCAATTCTGTAGCAGACAATGTCAGCATCGATAAGTGCTAGCATTACTTCTTCAGAAATGCAGACATCGCTTCAAGAGCCTGAGCAGCCTGCTTCTTGCTGCTAAACTCGTTGTCGTTGATGGTTACAGTACCATCTGCTCCGACAGAGAAACGGAATGTCTCGTCCCATCCAAGCACACCAACACCAGGAACAGCAACCTCAAACGAGGACTCAATAGGCGAAACATTAAATGCAAGTTTAGCTGCCGTTGCTTTCTTTTTTGCAGTAGCCATACTACCTCCTTTACAGTACATCATCAGTAGCAGCGACAGCTTCGCCCTCATATACTACGAGGTCAGTCACCACCAGTTTATTAATACCAACACCAACACCCTTCTTGCCCTTGTACGAATACTCGTAAGGTTTAAGCAGTGCGATACCCTTGCTGCCATTACCTACCTTAACAGAGATAGGATTACCATCTGAATCCTCTGTCTTGATAGGATAGTTAACAGACTTTGCCGTAATAAAGCTGCCTTTCTCAGGCTGATCAGCTTTACTACGCACCTCTACACCCATAGACTTCAGGGCCTCAATAGCGCCTTTGGTAAGGTTACAGAGGTCTACTTGGTACTTACCCGATAGCTGGTTAGGCGTATCCAGGAAGGCCCACATAATCTCTGCCTGTACTTTAAGCGGTTTAAGTTCCATTTACTTCTCCTATAAAATAACTACACAAATAGTATAGCACATTAGTGCAACTTGTCAACATCTTTTGGTGATGATTTCATATCGTGAAACAATGCCATCATGAAGGCTGTACTAAAAATAGATTTTAAATCTTCCATATCCTTAACGGAAGTCTTCATGCTAACTGTTCTGTCCTTCTTTATGCACAGGAATACTACATCTTCCATGTCAGCCCAGAATTCATCGTCCTTGTCTAGTGGGTGTTTGCCCATGTTTTTCCTTTCTTATATTCGCCATCCAATGGGCAGCGTAACCCTAATACCTGTCCTGCTTCCTTGATACTACTAACTGCTAACTCACCTACTAAATCTGCATCAGCCTCATCGCATTCAATCTGCCACTCATCATGTACATTGGCTACGAATTGTGCGCTTGGTGCAAACTTCCTCAGTTTACTATCCAACAATACTAGCCCCTGCTTCATTACTATCGCACCAGCACTCTGGAGTAGCGTGTTAAGTGCTGCGTGTGCGGAGCGAACTTGTAATTGCCTACCGTCAAGACCTGGAAGCGCCCCTTTTTCTGATAAGCGTTCAACCTTTTCTCTAAGATGTTTGAGAGCCGGAGTGTTCCGAAGAAAATTACTGATGAGTTCCTGTCCTTCCTTCGCCGAACCACCAACAATCTTCCCGATCTTGGTAGGTCCTGCCCCGTATAGTAAAGCGTAGATAAATGTCTTTGCTTGCGCTCTAGTCTGAAGACCTGCCGCAGTTTGGTTTTTGGTGTGGATATCACCTTCAACGATTTCTCTAGCATACTGTTCATCCTTCATATAATGTGCAAGCATACGCAATTCAAGACTAGCTGCATCAGCGCCAACTAAAGTCTTACCCTCATCTACTGTCCAGCAATCACGACACTCGACACCCCAGGGACTAGAGCTACTAGGGACCTGTGCCATGTTAGGACTGTGATGTGTCATCCTACCTGTGACTGCCCCGTTGGTGATGACCTTACCGTGAACCCTGTGTTCGTCAGATACAAACTCAATCCATGACTCAACCTGAGCCACCCGTTTCTGAAGCAATAGGTACTCGGCAATGAGCTTTGCTTCTGGTATATCAACTCCATCCAGGACTGTTTCATCGACAACCACTGCTCCCTTCTCAGTGTGTTTAGCAGGCTTCCATCCCAGGTCCATCAGGCGCTTGGCAATCTGCTGCCTAGAGCCAGGGTTAAATATTTCAATATCGTCTTTGAGTCTCTTTCCGGTTTTTACGCTTGTTCTTTCCGTAATAATCGGAGGAAATACTTTTTGCAATTCTTCCTCAATGTCAGATAACCTACGCTTCCATCTTCCAAGCAAGCACTGAGCCTTGACTGTGTCTAACTTAAAACCATGACGCTCCTGCCTAGCAATGATAGCTTGGACCTTGTGCTCCAACTTAATCGATTGCTCAGAGAAACCTTTTAACTCACGCTGCAGGTAGAGATACAAATCGCCACAGATTCGTACATCTTCCTGGCAGTAGTAAATCATGTCATCGCTCAGGCCGCCCTCGAAATCTGCGAACTCCTTCTTGGTTCGGTTTACTAGCTTTGCGAGGTTTGCTAGACTGTGTCCCCCATCTCTGCTTGGGTTTGACAGTCTTGACATAACCAGTGTATCCTGTACTTGGTTCAGCTTGATCGAAGTCTTCCAGATCCTGTTCAATACTGGAAAGTCGAAGCATATCCCGTTGTGTGCTACTACTAACTGAGCTTTCTGTATGAATTGTTTGAAGTCGTGTGCGCTTGTCCATGTCTTTACTTCTTTAGTGTCAATGTCATAGGTACAACAAACCCATATCTTATCATGGGCTGTGTTTGTTTCAATGTCAAGTGCTATTCGCATGAATGTAGATTCCATTTGCTACTGTGTTAAATATTTTATCATATCCTAAGCCTTTTAGCAAGTCATCAAAGTCCTGTATCTGTCCCTCATTCTCAACACAGATTACCTTTGGCCTTGCGTCCATACTCATAAGTACTGGGTAGTCGTAGCCTTCGATGTCGATACACAATAAGTCAGGCACATATAAACTCTTAAACAAACTATCGATTGTCACCATAGGGATTTCCCTAACCTCTTGAATCTTGAACAAAGGATAATCAGAGACAAACTTCTCAGCTTTATCCTTATCAAAAGTATTCCTACCTGAGTAGTCATCAATCATGTAGAAAGGCATCGTACCAATTGAGCAGCCAACACCAACATTTAGGATGTTATCCTCTGGCCTCGCTTCTTCAAAGGTTTTGATGTGGTTCGGGTTAGCCTCTATGCACACGCCTCGCCAGCCACGCTCATACAGTAGCGCAGTGTTGCTGATGTTCCAGGGATTGTGTGCGCCTACATCAAAGTATCTGCCCTTCTCAATCCCTAGCTTGTGAAACACATTCAACAGGATTAAGTCTTCTCCAAACTGCGAGTAAGTCTTATCACCAAAGGCTTGGTCAGGATGACTCATGTGTTCTTCTCCTTCAGCACTTGCTCTGCCCACAATGCACCACGGTTAAATTCATTCTTCACAGTAGCAACATCTTCATCTTCAAGGCCAACCCATTCACGCTTTGGTGGTGCGGTGTAGAGTGGTCCTTCAGTAGGTTTTTTGAACCACTTTATTGAGGGAACTTGTGCCCAACTAGAAATGTTCTCAATGGTTACATACCCCACAGGCTCTTGTTCCGGTTGCGCTAGTGCTTGGCGTAGTTTACGGAGTTCTCCTTCGTAGGCTTCGATTTCAAGATTCATAGATCCTCCACGATTGTCTCACTCATGCGACCAGTAACCCTGTCGTAGTACAGACCACAGGCAGGGCCAGTCAGTCCAGCAAAGCGATTCTTCAGCACTCGAACCTTGGTTGTGTGGCGTTCCTTGAGGTCTTCAGCCTGCCCGTTACGCTCTAGACCTAGCACCATGTCAGACAGTTGACCAATCGAACCTGAGCCTCGTAGTGCAGACAGAGAGGTACTTGCTCCTTCCTCGTGTCCCTTTCCATCAGGACGCTTCAGATGCGAGACACAGAACAAAGCAATGCCTGTCTCTTGGACAATCATTCGCAGCTTGGTCATGATTTCGTCCAGTGCCTTACGCTCGTCACCATTCTCCTGGGCAGACACAACAATAGACACATGGTCTAGGAAGATGTACTTACAACCCAATGCTTTCGCCATAAACCTAACCCTGCTGATGATGTTATCGATTGCAGTAGACCCGAAGTGATCAAACAGAAACACACGACCAGTGCCTAGTGTAGCATCAAAGGAAGAGCGAAGCTCATCATCAGTGACTTCAACATCAGGCAGATGCAGTGGCTTGTTAGCATGCAAGCTCATCAGACTCTTGGCAGTGCGCTTGACTGACTCCTCAAGAAACAATAGGCCAATGTTTTCCTGGCTGCTGTTGATGATGTGATACACAATCTCTCGCAGAAACTGTGACTTGCCCAGGCCAGAGCCAGCAGTGATGGTCACCATCTCACCAGTGCGAATGCCATAGGTCAGGTCATTCAATCCTGAGAATGGGTACAACACATCAGCCTTCTCTACTGGCTGGTTGACCATGTCCCATAACCCAGAGCCATCAACAATACCATCTGGTGTGTAGCGTTCGGCTTTCCACCATTGGTCTAGGAATTCTTTTTCTTTCCTGGATTGTGTGTATTCACAGGCATCCTTATAGTCTGCGGTTCCTTTAAATATCTTGGCTTTAGTTCCAAGGATTTCAGCGACCTGATTAGCAGCGTTTCTGCCTGCCTCATCGTTGTCAAAACAGATGACGATATTCTCGAATGAGTCGAGCCATTCATAATTCGCCTTGACATCCTGTGCTGCATTGCCTGCGCCATTCCTAATAGAAACCACAGGATACTTAGAACCCAACATCTGATACGCAGCCGCAGCGTCAAACTCGCCTTCGGTGATTGTGACATACTTGCCTCCTTTGGTAAACAATTGCTGCCCGAACAGCGTGCCCTTGGGCCAGTCTCCTTCGATGCTGAATCGTTTGTCACTAACGCTGCGCTTCTTGAACGCTACCAGATTATCGCCAGAGTAATAAGGAAAATAATAGCTATTGTCTTTAGTACCAATGCCATATGTGATGCAAGTGTCACGAGTCAAACCCCTATCTTGGACAGACTGATACAACAAATCATGTATATTTGTAAAGTCAGTATTCACTTTAGTTAGTTTCTGTACAGGTTCATCACGCTTGTTGCGAGTAGCTTTACCACAGCTAAAGCACCTGCTACCCCAGTCATAGTAAGTCAGTGCATCTGAGCTACCACAATCAGGACAGGGCTGATGAGCTTTGAGTTGTTCACCCATTTAACTTCTCCAGTTTTGACATCCTTAATTGTAACACCTCATGCAATACTTTGTCAAGACCATGTTGTATGGACAGGTCAGCAAAGGAGGACAGAGTGAACCAGTAATGGGATTCTTCGCCTGTCTCAGAGATAAATCTTTGTTGATCGTCTTCCACTATGTAGTTCCTTATAAGATAATTATTAATAATCATACTACTTAATAACTAAGTAGAGATAGTTTAGCATAATTAATCATCAATGTCAAGCACAATGTCCATACCACAATGATGGATATCGTCATGATTATCTGCCTCATCTTCGTCATGCGCTAAGTCTGTCCTTTCTATCGTAAGTATGTACTCACTAACACTAGAAAAACAATTGTTACATAGGTCAGTGTACTCATTAGTTAACACACTCTTTCGAGTAGCTTCAAAATCTGTCAATACTGCATTGCAGCTAAGGCATCTCATTGTTTGTTGTTCCGTTCATTGTGCAGGTTGATAGTCAGTCTTGATACCTGTGCGTCAGCAATCCTGAGTTCGTTTTCTAAACTATCTATCCTGGACTTTAGTAAACGATTCTCATGCTCTAATTCAGCAATATAACTCTCAATATCATCAAGCAAACCACTTAATGTATGCTTAGTCTCTGGCATGTCAACTTCATAAGGGACACCTGAAACCCTAGTCTTCATCCCTATCTCCAAATATACACAACAACAATGCAAACAACAATATGCCAGTAAATAACCCAACATCTATCCAGGTCATCATCGCATCGCTTCCATAGTCAGGCCAATGTTACCCAATGCATAGCCCAGGAAAGCAATACCCAGGCCATGATGACCCTTGATTAGCAAGTCCACCGACACCACCAAATACACCAGCCCGATGATAGCAATTAAGGGCGCAGCCATGTCAGCCCCCAGCTATCGAAACCCTTTCTGCTAGGGAATTTCTCGTTCAACATTTCGAGAGCTTTATATGTAGTATCAGGACCACACCACCTGATAAGCTCTTCAAGCTCATCGTACATGTCCTTGTAGTCAGAGTAGCGCCAACGCAATTCAATAAGGTCAGCACACAAATAAGCCTCATCAAATTGCATGTCCTTGATAACCTGCTCAAGCTCTGCAACTTTGTCCTCTAGTGCGTTGACCTCGTCATTATGTGCGTCAATATGTACCCAATCTTCCTGTCCAATGTAGCTCATATCTTTATCCTTTCGTTTATGTCTACCTGCTCCGCTACGCTGTGCGTGCTTTGCTACAAAATTCCTCTGCTTCATCATACACCTCCAGGATGTTAATCCATGTGCCAAGATACCATGTACCACCTTGTGATTCAGGGCGCTTGATGATGTCCATAGGATCAAACTCTACCTTGGCCCAAACACGGTCACCACCTTGTCGTAGGTGTGGTGCTTTCATCTCAGCACAGATATGCCAACCAGGACGAAAAGCATAACCCTTAGTGTGATGAGCTTCAGCAAAATAAAATGTGTTTGGAACCAGTCGCTGCTTACGATTAATAAACAGTGGACCTAGTGAACCATCCTTGCGCTTACGAAACAATTTATAACCAATCATACTAAACTCCATAAGTTTATTAAATGTTATATGTAAAGTCTAGGTCTACACCTAGAAAGTATAAGCATCTTCCATCTTTTAGTTTAACATAGCAAAATGCATGGTCATCAGGATCTGCAGGGTCATCACCAATGATTGCGCCTTCAAGTTCTTTTGCACTTACAAGAATATCTTCTACCATATTGTCATAACCTTCAAAGGTTTTTGAAGCGGGAATTAACAATCCCATTTCAGCAAGGTCATCCCGCATTCGCACATTTGTCATGTTATACTAAACCCCTAGCAATAACAAAGATTGATGGAATGAATGTTACCATCTTTTTTAATTTTGTCAAGCTGATCTTTGGTGCTTCACTGTCCCCATTTTTATCTGTGCCTAGGACTAAAGCCTTACCACACAATGGACTATGATACCCTTCAACCATAAAAAATTCTTGATTGTCCCTGTATAATCCCTCGTCATCAATATAAATAGTATCACCATTCCTATTGATTCGGACACAGTCAAACAATTGACAATCAATCAGTCTATAGATATCCTCATAGTCTCCACTATAGTCTACTTGTTCAATGCTACCCTCGTAAGGGTCAATTAAAAATGCTTTCATCATTCCCATCCTTGCGCTTCCGCATTATAAAATAAAACCTCATCAACCCAGCATGCGCTAGCATCGTAGTCATGCCTTAACATTCTAGTGTCTTCGGTTATGGTGTTGCAAATATGCTCATCATCAGATGATCCAGGTTCGACATCATCAAATTCTAAAATTACCACCACACGCATCTTGCTCATAGTTTTCCCATATAAGTAAATTGACAACCATACCATGCTATAAGGAAATCATAATATTCCTGCGCTTCCTCTTTAGTTTTAAAATACTTAATAACATCTCGATGAGTAACATAGTATCGCATAAGACCCCCGTTGTTGTATTTTTACCACATTGCCAGGCACTAGACCATACTATAGACTAATAATAACCACATTGTCAATACTGTCATTTGTTGTATTTTTACCACATTTCCTGGCATCAACTTGCTGAGATGTATACTAACAGAAAATAGACACATGTCAAGCATAACCCCATAGTCCAGTCAACTATTACCTTTTTCATTGTTGCGTTGCAATAATCTTAATGATTTTACCCTTAGCCCCATGATATGGATAAGATATCAGGGACACATCCTTAGACCAGCAAGCACGACAGTCTAGACACTTACCACCTTGCTTATACGCTGGACACTCATGACCTAGTCCAGCCCCTGATTTAGGGACAATGGTGCTAGTAGTCCTGAAACCCTCTAAAATGCCCCCAGTGACGCTATCACTCGACATGCGTACCACCACATTAGGCAAAGCCTGCAGTGCTTCCAGGACCTCGTAATACTTTGGAAATTTATAGGTCCGAGTAGGTATCCAGTGCTTTACATGCGGAGTACGAGAGCAAACCTCTAGGATTTTCTGCCCAAGGTCTACGGAAACAATGTCGCCACTGTCAAACCACCTAAAATGGGTTTGTCGTTTCAGTGCTTTGACCATACGGTCAACCCAGTCAAGGCTTTTCCAGTCTAGGCGATTCCTATGACGCAATGCAATAGCATCAGGCATTTTATAAAAACCAGCCCTGGCATAGCAAACCTTACAGGCATCAACCACACTGCCATCAGGGTTTTTAGCCCCATGACATGTCTCGAATGCCTCTAGCGACCAGGAATAACAGCCTAGTTTACTAGTCTTCGATAACATACGACCTCCAGTTAACTTACCAGGGTAGACTATATCCTAATCTACCCCAGTCAGTCAACTAGGTTAAACCCTGATGATGTCGTGATCTGCAGCGACTAAGTCTATGTTACTATTCCACACTAGGCGCTCACCTCCTGATGCTAACTGCACCTTAGTCCGAAGATATCCAGCCCGTAGGACCTTGCCGTTTTTATACTTTCCGTCCCCAGTGTATACTGTGAGGAATCTACCGCCCCGATTCTGTAGGGTTTTTTTGCTTGATACTGCTTTGCGGATCAATTGGAACATAAAACCTCCAGGGTTACTCGGTAAGCACTATTGCCTGCCGATGATTGAATACTACTCTTATTGCACTGCACCATGCAATAGGGATAAACCCTAATGTATATTTATACAGTAGCACCATTTTGGTGCATAGGTAGTAGCACTGATATGGTGCATCATAGTCTCTCTCTATCACTGCCCAGGACACGATAGCCTTTACCTATTGGCACAATTCTTGCATAGCAAGATCTATACCAGACGCACTGTAGGGTTATTTGTTGTATTTTAGAGACACAGGGGGTGGGGGTAACGCAAACATGGCTGACGTTATGTAACCTCCTACACACAAGAAAGGGTAAAATAGGAATTAAATAGCAGAAAACTGTCCTAAATAGGGCAAAATAGGGCTAGATTCCCACCATAGAAAAAGCCTTATAAATCAATAAGTTAGGTTTGTATACAAGATATCCACAGTCTAAAAAGAAAAAGGAAGAGCTAATCTGTGCTCTTTAGCCACTGTTTAGCACAAAAGACTTGACTTTTTCTAAAAAATATGCTATAATAAATGCACTCTTAAGGAACTATGTAGAAACTAAGT